GATCATCTGCCGCTGGCCGTCGACGAAGACGATGTAGGACATGGGCGCCAGAAAGTCTTGGGGGTACGGCATGTACTTCACCCCGGGAAAGGCGTTCGAGGTCGCGTTCCTCTGGAAGATCGCCAGCTGGGAGTCCTTCAACAGGCGTTCTTCCGCCAGCCGGATCAACAGCGGCAAGGTGTCCAAGAAGTCGTCATCATTGCTCTGCACGAAGGTCCGTACAGCGGTCTGGAGCTCGTCGTAGGTCATCAGGGGGTCTCGACCTCCACACCGGACGTCCGCACGGAAAGGAACAACAGCCGCGCCTGCGGCGCTTCAAGCGTGGGAACGCCGACCACGACGACGACAGGAATCCCACCCGTCTCCGGGCGAGGGTTCTCAAGCGATTGCGGATCGACCGGGACTCGCGGAGGGTTCAGCTGGGGATGCTTCGGCTCCCACTCGTCCGGTCCGACAAGCGCACCCGTCCACTCCTTGCGCATGCTGCGAAGCGGGTATCGGAAGCCGGAACGGTCCGAAATGCCGAAGGCGTATTTTCCACGAGCATGAGGCATGTCACACCCTCAGGTAGCCGCGCGCCGGCACGGCATGGAAGCTGACCCGTTCGACATCCTCGTCCGCAGCCCGCCGGAGCTCCTGCTCGTAGAAGGCATTGAGCAGTTCGGCCCGTTCCGGAGCCCGCTTCATCGCAATGAAGAAGGCCAACCCGGCCGCAAGAGCAGGCAAGTAGCGGCTGACCACGTCCGGCGTGTTGCTGAACGCGCCAACGTCCTGGATCCGACGCATGAGGTTCATCCGCAACTGCGCCCCGGTCGTGTCCGGCGTCTGCCAGAGCGTGACCGTGGGAACAGCCAGCCGGGTCACGAGGTAGTGCGACGGACGCCCCTCTTGGCTCTTCTGCGGCAAGCCCGCATAGAACTTCCGGCTCATGCGCTCGGTGCTGTAGTCGACACCGCTCTGCCGGATGCTGGCCTCGAGAATGTCGATGGCGTAGCTCGGCAGCGTATAGGTCGCCTGCCCCTTGACGAGGGAGATCTGGAACTCCTCAACCGTCCAGAGATTCAGCTTCCGGTTCGACCAGTCTTGAAGCAGCAGGTCAAGGGACCTCTGGCCAGAGGCAAGATCGTAGCCGTTGACGGCCTCGATGCCGCACCTCTCATACGCCTCTTCGATCAGCTCGGCGATCGAGAGGTTGAAGGTATAGGTCCCGGAGGTCGGCATGGTCTACCTCAGCATTTCTTCGTCCCGCCTTTTCGTCCACCCTTGCGAGTCCCGTATCCGCCACCCTTCATTGCCGCAGCCCCCTGAGAAAGGCCTCGATGCTCTCCAGCTTCGCCATCATCGTCGCCTGCTGTTGCTGCGTCGTGGTGTGATGCGCGCTGCTGATGTCGATCTGCCCTTGAATCTTGGCTTCCAAGAGCTTGACCTCTGCCCGGAACACGTCCTGGCGAGCCTCGGTCTCTCGCTTCATGACCATGATCTCCTGTTCGATGAAGGAGATCTTGCGGATGACCCACCAGATCCCGGCAAAGATCGGCAGGATCAGGTAGCGGTAGAGCGCCTCGAAGAGGGCGTAAAGCTCTTGCATCCCGTGATGCTCCCGTTCAGCCATAGACCAACGTGAGGGACGTGATGTTCGTCAGGGTTCCAACATGCAGGGAGGTCTCGAACCTGATGCCGGCGTCCGGCAGGCAGAAGCTCTGGGTGTCTGCGGCGGAGGCAGCAGACAGGTCCAGAAGCGCGGGACCGCCGCTGCCGTCCGTCAGGGTGATGCGCGGTGCTCCGGCCTCGGTCACGAACCAGAGGGCCTTCAAGCGCGCGGGACCGTTGTAGGCGGTCCCGGTAGTCGTGACACGAACCGACTTCACGTCAGAGGCCATGATCCTGTCCTCACCCCTCAGCTCTCATCCGGGTTCTGGCTGCCGTCAGCTGCGCGCTGGACATAGAGCACGGTGACGATGGCCTGTCCGGCAGTCAGGGTGGCACCACCGACGGCGATGCGCACCCACAACGGGGTGTCGGCCGTGGTCGAGACCTGCCAGGCCTGCTGGGTTGCCGCTGTTGCCGTGCCGCGGAACCGGCCGCCAGCCGTGGTGGCCACGCCAGCCGCCAGCTGCGCGCCCCCGGAAGAAGTGCCCACCGAGATGGTGGTCGTTCCGGCGCCGGCGGCGACCACCTGATCGACAACGATGTCGACGATCTGCGCGCCGCGAGGCAGGCGCCCGAAGTTGACGTCGATGTTGCCAACCGTGGCGCCGGTCAGGTCTCCGGTGTCATACGACTGGGCCAGAACGGCAAGCCCGGTGTTCTTGAGGGACCCCTGGCGCACCGTGCCGGCGCGGAGAGGGCCGCTGAAGGTCGAAAATCCCATGGTCGTCTCCTTGTCCTTGGCGCCTTGCGTCTGGACAGGTCAGCTGAAACTGTCGCAAGGCTTGGTGGGTACCTCGCACTCTACAGGTTCCGGGACCACGTGAAAAGGGGCCGGTTTGGCACCGGCCCCTTTTCTTGGCACAAGGTCTCCTGAGGCGGAGGGGTGTCAAGCCCCCGGCGACCCGTACATTCCCCGGGGGTCCGACCACCCGAAGGAATAGCGTTCCCGCGCCTTGTAGCGCATGTTGCCGGTGTCGAAGTCGCCCTCCATGCCGGTCTTGAGGGGAACCCGCTGGAAGTGGATCATGCCCCGGGGCGCATCGGTCTTGATGAACCAGGCGTCCGGATCGGTCAGGAAGTCGTTGACCCGGTAGCCCTGCGGGATCGCGCCCATCGACCGGATGGCGTTGATGTCGTTGTCCGAGGTCCCGGTGCGCAGCGTCGTGGCCATCAGACGCTCGGCGACGAACTGCAGCTGACGCGGGATGATGAGCTTCATGCCCCTCAGCGCGATCCGCTTGCCCCGCTCGTCCACGAAACCCGCGATGTCGATCAGCGCCGATTCCAGCGAGGTCTCGTTGAGGTCCGCACCCACCGTCGGCCGGTTGGCAAAGGTCCCGCCGCTGACCAGGGGATGCGCCGTGTTGAGCAGCGAGACACCGTCCCCGCCCGGATGGGCGGAGGAGAAGGCGTTGTTCAGAACCGCCGCCGCCTTCACCTGCTTGGTGTGCGCCATCGACCGGGCCAGCGCCGTGGTGTAGCGCCGGGCGAGGTTCATGTAGAGGTTGTCCTCCACGTTCTCCTCGGTCAGCGCGAACCCGAGAGCGATGGTCTCGTGGGTGTAGCGGGCCGTGTACGCCTCGGTCGCGGTGTCGTAGGCAAGGGCCTGGCCTTCCGGCTTCACCGGGGCGCCGCCGAAGTCGGACTGCATGACCTCCTCCTCGAACGCGCGGTTCGAGGTCTCGGTCACGAAGATCTCCGAGTGCTGGGCCTCGTAGGTCTTGTAGTTCATGCCGAACAGGGCGTTGAGACCCGGCTCGAGCTGCTTGGCGAGTTGCTGCCGCGAAATTGCCATGATCCCTGCTCCTTACACGCCGGTTGTGGACACCGTGCCGGCGGCGATGGAGCCGTTCGGCGCGTTGAAATGGTTGTTCAGCCGGACGATGAAGCCGATGCCGGCCGCCGCGAAGTCGCTGTTGTCGGCCGACTCCTGGATGCCCACGATCCGCAGCTGCAGGGCCGCGGTGGTCGCGATGGTGCTCACCGCCAGACGCGCACTCGACAGGCCGGTCGACGCGACTCCCGTCTGGGCATCGGAGAAGTTGGCGTTGGCGAACACATGGGATCGAGCAGTCGCCTCGTTCGTGACCGTGGCGTCGGCTGCGATCAGGAAGAGTTGCATCGGGTCGTCGTAGACGAACGCTTTCACCGGATACGAGGTGCTGGCGCCCGACCCGGGCCAGTGTTTCGAGTAGACCTTCTCCCCGGTCGACGAAGAGACATACTCGCAACCCCAGAAGGCGCCGAGCAGGGAAACGGTGCCGCCGTTGGCAGCGCCAACCCGGTCGATCAGGCCGGTCGACAGCGGGATGACGGGGGCGCCTTGGTAGATTGCGTTCGTGTTGGCGGGGTCGATGCGATACTCGGTCAGGCCGAGGGTCGAGTACCCCGAGCCGAGGCGGTTGAGGGGCCGTAGCCCGAACGCGCCGTTGATGTTCGGCATGTGCTTGCCTCCTTCGAGCAGGCCCAATCAGCTGGTGGGGAAAATGGCTAGCAGGTCCGTATTTGTTGCGCAAGATGCAAGGACGCATCTTTCGATGCGTCCTGGACGTGGTGTGTGGCAGAGGAATCAGGTCTGGCCGACGCTGATGCGCGATCTCTTGTCGACCTGGATGGACATGCCCTCGGCTTGGGCCGCGCGGCGATGTTCCTCGATCTGGGCGTCCACGGCCTCCGATTGCGCGCGAGATTCCCCCTCGTAGTATCGCCGCCGTTCCTCGACCATCTCGACCGGGGCCTTGCAGAGGATCAGGCCGCCGGAACCAATGACGCCCTCATAGCGACCCTCCTCGATCACGGCACCGATGAAGTTCGGGTGTTCCGACGCTTTCACCGGCTCCCAGCCCTCCCGAAACCTCATGCTGAGATTCATCTTGTCGTCTTCGCCGCGCACTCCCGCGCGAACCCAGCGATAGGTCCAGCCCGGCGGAGGAGTAGGGGCATCGAGATAGGACGGCGGGGTCCAGGGCCTTCGGCGCGCTTCGGACGCGCGTCCGCTTTCGGTGCGGGGGGTACGATCCATTTCAGCCTCCGTTCTGCAGTCGGGCGAGTTCGCGGGCATAGTCTTGCAGCGAGACGCCAAGCGCCTGCGCGGTCTGCTGTTGCTGGGCAGTCAGGCGGATGGTCTTCTTGCCGCGCGACGGGGCAAGGGACGCCGAAGCTCCCCCGGACGCCAGGGTGGGTCGAGGTGCAGGCGCAGACGGCTTGGTCATACGGGCCTCGGTAAAGGGTTGAATCCTCTTGTCGAGTTCCTGGTAGTAGGTGTCGCTCGTCGGCGAGATGCCTTCGTTCACCAGTTGGTAATGGATTCCGTAGGCGACACTCGTCAGGATGGGATCCTCTCCGAACCACTTGTTCCTGAGAGCCCAGTCCCGCGCCTTGGGGTCGACGGCAGGACGGGCCTCGGGCTGTGCCGGGGCGGAAACGGGTTCCCGAGCCATGGTCGGGGCCTGAGCCTGAC